CTCCTGCCACATTATCATTAAATCTTTCCATAAATGGTTGAGCCTGTGCTGGAAGGGTTGTTTCAAAATAACCAAACAAATCCCCACGTTTGATTTGTGATAACAAATCTCTTGCACATAATGACATATCTGAAACACAATCTTTTTCGTTATCAAGAGATTCATTTAATCTGTCAGCAAAAATTGCTGTTACCTGATAAGTTGTTGTGTTCTCATCATATTGAATTGACAATGGAACAATAAAAAGGAATGGATAAACAACAGTTGTACCTGAAACGTTCTTTCCGAAGTCAACCAAATTACCATAACCAAAGGAATTTAACCTTGGGTTATTCTCTTGGAATGATTGTAATAAATCCAAGACCTTATGAAAACTTACATATTCTTCCATTGCTTTTGTTTTTGTTTCATTTTTTCAATTTCTTTTCGTTCAGCTTCCTTTCGGTCTTTGAACATTGATAATGTATTCAAACATAAATACACCCCAAGCGAATCTATATGCTTAAGTTTTGTGATATCTTCTTTACAGAGTTCCATTGACGCTCCAAAATAGAATCTAGCTGTAGCTTCTTTCGGAGCCATTTTGGAAATATTTTCGTCCCTCTCTCCATCATCCTGTAAACTCTCATCTGGGATTCCAAAGAATTCTTTATATCTTCTATGTATGTTTTGCTTATGAAAAAAAAAAGTTGCGCCGAACCAAACCAAATCTTTACAGGAATCTTTTTAAATGATTCTGCTCTTTCTTCAATTGTGTCTGCGTCATAAGGTTCGATAACATATTTTGTTCCTTTGACTTTTGTAACTGGTCTGTAAAGTACCGCTAATATCTTGTGTATATTTTCTGTGATATCTTGTGAGGATAAAAATTCCAAATCCTTCCAAGCACCCCAAGCAAGTTTTCCCCAATCATTTTCAAATCCATAAGTCACCCCATCTTTTTCAAATGTGAACACCATATCCTTGGTAACACCATCTGTAAGTTTTTGGAAGATAAATGCTTCAACAAACTCAACATCTTTTTTGCTTGCATTTTTTAGTTCCGATTCTGGTATATCCAAGTAAACAGATAATAGTTTTGAGGGTCTTACATTCTCCAAGAATATCTTTTGTAATTGAATTCTTTGATATTGTTCAACAGTCATTGAACTTTCAATCTCTATTTCTCTCTTTCCAATTTTAACCTTTATCATACTAATATTTTATAATTTCCTTGTCTTTTATTTAGAGTACTATCTAATACATATCTTATCGCATCAATCGTATGGTTGTTCTCATCTTCAGGTTTATCAAGTAATTTTCCGTCTTTGTCAACCTTCCATTTGTATGAACCAAACTCATTTAAAATATTAGTTGAAGATTTTAAAATGAATATCTGATGTCTTTTGATTTTATCAATTCCTGATAGGATTGATTGTTTTTCCACACCTTTTGCGTTATATCTTACCCTTCGTAATTCCTCGATATTTTGAGGTAAAGCGGAGTCGCACCATATCGCATCGGTCTTTTCGATTGAAAATTCGTTCATTTTATAGATAATATCCCCCATCGTTAAATTTCTTACATACAACAATTCTTTTAGATATAATGAATTGTCTTTCTTGTAAACCTCCACAAGTGCTGTTGCTGAATTGAAACCAAAGTCCATTCCCCTTCCAAGAAGTTGTGCATCTTTTGGAATGTCATCTATTGTTTGCCAAGTATTGAATACAAGTGTCGTTGGAATTCCACGTTCACCAAGAGAATAGATTCTATAATAATTTTCATCAGTGGTTTTTAACCTTTCGATTTCATCAATCAAAGATTTTGAAAGGAATGGATTATCCCTCCAAGTTGTTTTGAAGTAATAACAATCATCACGATTTTCAAGTTCATAAACCCAACAATTAATTTCAGAGGGGTTGAGGTCAAGTGTGACCATTCCTTCTGTTCTCATAATAAGTTGTCTCCAATCTTCAATGTCCAATTCATTTGCTTCGTTACAATACAGGTAATCCCTTTTTGAACCTCTTATCTTTTGGGGTTCATCAAGGCTGGTCCAATTGATAATTGAACCATTTGGTAATTCGTAGTAACCATCTTGTTTGTGCCACTTTTGTGGATTGTATAATTCAAACATTTCTAAAACCTCCATAAGGTCTTTTAAGATTGAATTTTTTAAAGAGGGTAATGTCTTTCTTACTATTGATAAAGTTTTTCCTTTCTCACGTAATAACTTTTGAACCCACCAAATAAGTGTGTTGAATGTTTTGCCTGAACGTGAACCACCTTGAAGTACAACCAACTTCTTGCCTTGTTCTTCAGCTCTCATCAAATGGTCAAATACTATCGAAGTTTGTATTTTCAAAATAGCTTACTCTGAACTGGTTTATTCTTTTCTAATTTCCATTTATATCCATAGGCTGTCGGATTTCCTTTTCTCAAACAATCTTCTATGTGATTATGTGTTGTATGCCCCAAATGTTTTTCGGCTTCTCCTATTGTCTTGAAGGTGTTTAGTAAATTGTCTTCAAGGTCATATTGGTTCAAGATATATTCAGGTTCAAGTTTCCAAATGTATCCACCACGACTATCAAACTTTGTTCTATTGTAAGTTCTCATTATATCACCATCATCTATACCAGTTGCTTTGGATGCTTCTAATCTATTCTTGTAATGTGCTATGTAGTTTCCATCAAGGTCATATTGAACTACAAATTGTGTATCTAATTGTTCCCCGTTAATTCTTTTATTTCCAAACTCAACATATTTGGGGTTTAGTTCATAACCGATGAACTCTCTATTCAATTCTTTGCAGGCTAATCCTGTTGTTCCAATACCAGCGAATACATCTAATACCACATCATCTTTGTCTGTTAATAAGTTTATAAAATATGTTGGTAATTCTTTATGGAATGGTGCGGGGTGTTTTATTGTGTTATCTCTTGCTGCTCCTGCTGTCGAAAATCTAAATACATTGTCAGGACGAACTTTATGAGGTAATACTCTGTCATTCATTGGTAATTCAAATCCATCTTTTGTCTTATTAGTTGAACCAGTCAAATATTTTATTTTTCTAACTTTTCTTGTTCTTTCCCCATCTTTGATTGCACCTTGTGGTGTTGTGAGTCCATTTCTTGAATATCTACCTTTTGTTTCTATGTTAGGTTCTTCTAATACCCTATCCATATAAAACTTCAAGTGTTTCTGGTCTTTAACAAAATGAAATATAAACTCTGTGGTATTTCTAAACCTCTTTGGGCTTCCGTTTGGTATTCCATTTCTTTTGTGCCAAATATATGTGTCGTAAAACTTCAACTTTGTTTCTTTCTGACTACGATAGATTAACTCGTAAATAAAGGGGTTTCTTAATCCATTGGAACAATTATCGTTTATGTTTAATATGAAACTACCACTCGGTTTTAGAACCCTGTAAATGTCATTAAAAAGGGGTAATAACCAATCACAATATTCATTAGGTTTTTTGATTGATATGTTCTTACCATAATTCACAATATCCGCATAAGGTGGACTAGTGACAATTAAATCTACACTATCATCAGGTAGGGTCTTTATCAATTCAAAACAATCTCCTTCAAATATCATTTTTTTCTTTTGTTTGTTCTATTGGATTTATACTTCTCGAATTTGAAGTGGGGACAATTCCTATGGTAATCATCAATCTCTTGGAATAATGTCTTTAGATAATCAATGACAAATCCCTTTTCATAAGTTTCTTCAAAATGAAAAAAAACTTTCTGAAATAAAAGTCCTTGTTTCTGTTCCTCGAACCTATCACTGAATCCATCAATTAAAATGAATTTGTCTTTGTAGTAACCATCCTTTGACCTTTTGTTCAGGAGTTGCTTTAATCCGTATTTGTATAATCTTGATTCTCTATTAAAGTTTTCCCCTTTGTGTTTTGAATATCCCCCAAAAGAGATTTGACAACTTTTGATATGTTTAGTTCTATCAAACTCAATTCCGAATTGTAACGATTTATAGTTTGAAAATTTGTTGATTCCTTCTTCTTTAAATGACATATATTTTTTTTATCTGCTTGCGTTTCTTCTATGGTAACTGCTTCTGCTATCGTGTTTGTTAAAACTCTTTTGCTGTTTACCTTTACGTCTTTTTCCGAAGGATATCTTCCTTGAAGATACACTACCTTTTGGTTTAGCCATTGTCTATTTCTTTTCTTATAATCTCAATCTGAATTGGATTATCTTCTTTTATTTTATCACCTTGAGTGGTGACGTCAAGCTGTTTCTCGTCCCTCCAATTATCCTTGAATTTGTTCTTCACAATCTGTAACCATAATCTTTGGTTAAACTTATTTGATTGTCCTGATTCCACTGCTTCGTGTGCTCTTTCATACCACCATTGTTCACAAAGTTTGTTGTACTCTTTGAGTGCTTCAGAATATTTTTTGTTTCGTTTGATAAGAGCATAGTGACTCTCCCAACTTATTCCAAGTTTGATAAGGAAATCTGTTATGTGTTTTCCTTGTCTACCTGATTCAATGATTATGTCATACCACTGCGGTGGCATTGTTGTTTCTACGGGTGGTCTACCAGGACCTCTTCTTTGTTGATTATCTTCCATTATTTTCGGGATTTATATTGTGCAGCGTTATTTATGATTGTAATGAGTTCTGACTTCTCTGGAAGACCTTTTGAGTTTGGGAATATGGAATTATAGATATGATACCCTTCAGACCACTGGTGGTCTTCTAATTGCCCCACAGGGGTATTTCCAATTGATGTCATAAAGTCCTTTGCCATTTGAACATAACTTGGTATATTCAAATTGTTTATTACTTGTTTTTTTCCTTTGCAATTACACGGCATATTATTCTTCTTCTATTTGGTCTGCTTTTTCTTTTATGAGGTGAAATATCCTCGATAACTTTTGGTAAATTTCAACCCTATTATAAGCTTCTGTTTTAAGAGCAAACTTGTATTCCATTTCCAACCAAAAGATAAGTTGATTAATTGATGTATCAAACTCTTGTAGTGTCCTTGTTGACACATTTTTGTCAAAGTAAAAGTCAGTTAAATCTTTAATCAAGTTATCTCTGTCTTCAAGAGATAGTTTGAAATATTCCGATATTTTTAATCTTAAATCATTTTCCATAATAAATAAATATAAAAAACCCCCAAAGAATTGGGGGTAATTAGAGGTTAGGGAAAAAATAAACCAGAAAGGAATTGGAAAATTTGAACAGACAAAGCAAACCCTTCCTCTAAAGATTTGATTTCGGACTCAAGAACTCTTCAACTCTTGATTCCAATTGGCATATTGTTTTTTGTTGGTCTTCAATTTTTTCTGTTAGTAATTTTATTTCAGTTCTCAATCCTGAAATTATAGATTCATAAATTGAAATCTGAAGAGCAATGTTATTTAAAGATTTTGAGACAAGGTCTTGCTTATCTTTTTTTATTCCATAATAAAATCCACCCAATGCGGTAAGTGTGGATACAACTGTTGTGACAATCATTTCATTCATAATGAAATAAATATCTCCCTTAAGCTATCACTAGATTGTTAAGTGGTACTTCTACCTCTTCACCTGTTGTTGTGAGTTTAACATAAGCAACACTTCTTGAAATGCTTATTCTTTGAATAACCCCAAATTTTCCTACAAGTTCTGCATTATCTGAACGGTAGATTTTAACCTCACTACCCTTGTTCATTGATTTGATTTTAAATCCCATTGTTACATTTTTTCTTTTTCTAAATCGTATGGTAATTCCGATTCAGTTTTATTTTTTTCTTTTATTTTTTTTTGTATATCTCTATGATTTTTTTGTAACCATAGTTTGTGTAATATCAATCTATCTTCCCATTTAACTTTTGATTCTTCTCCCAATTGAAATTCCTGTATCATTTCTTATAGATATTATGTTTAATTGGTTGTTTGTATTTTTCTTCATTAACAAATCCCCCTTTGTTCCAATTTTGTACTTGTTTTTCTTTCTCCAAGATAAATTGGTCGAGTGCCAATACTGCTTTTACAGCTTCATCTCTGGTGGGTCCTTCCTTCATAAATCTTTTTACTTCTTCCATTTGTGTCTCTGTAAGTTTCAATGGAATAGCTGGTTTGTTACTTTGTTTTTTGCTCATAAGTTCTTTCACTCTTCTATTCCTTAAAAGTTCTTGAACTGGTACAATTGTGTTTCTCATTTTTTTGTTTTTTTTAAATCTATAAAATCTTTTTTTTATAATCAAATAATATTTTTTATTTCTATGCTAGATACACCAATCCCTATATCCAAGGAATCCTACTTGTTTCCCTC